CTCCATACGCCATACGGAATTCGGAATTCGGAAATCCAGAATCGGGAATCGGGACTCGGGAAATCCGGAATCATGGTGCGGTCGAGTAGGCCAATTCAAGCGGTCCTGTTCTAAGCGGCGGTACACCCGTTCCGCTGTCTTCACTCCATCCGAGCATCAAACGCGCTCCTAGACCCCTCCAGACTCCAGCGCGGGGCATTCGCTTCCATCCATCCAACCACCTACCCGATACTTCGTAATCAGTGGAGGGTTTGAAAAAACTGTCGCCGCCGCGGGGGGCGTAAGTCCCCCAGAGCGAAGCGGCGTTAACAGTTTTTAACTCCCTAGATAGAGGGAGTGTTAAGCTCCCTCTAGGGAGTGTAGTAGGTGCTATGCAAACTTTCTGGGGTGCATTGATGGATTTATTCCGGGTTATCTTGACAGGATTCTGAGTGGAATCTACTTTGTTTCCACCATGAGTTATCTTGATAATGGTTCCACCCTTCGGTCGATGTTCCGACTGATGACCCCGCAACGCCATGACATCGACCCGTCTCGATCCGAGGTTCTGGCCCACATCCGTGAGAATCTGGCCTGTGATCTTGGTCGAGCGATCCGTGCCTTCAATTCCATGAGGAATAAGAAGTCTCAAGTCCTTCTGTATGACATGATTCATCGGCAGTGGCGCGGGTGCGACTGGGTTCCGGCTGAAGATGGTGATCAGATTACGTTTCTGACTCGCACCATCAATGAGATGAAGCGCGAGTTGTTTGCCTTGAAGTCCGATGTTCGCAAGCATGCCAGAGTGATTGGCCAACTTGAGCGTAAGCGTCCAAGCAGGCGCAAGCAGGAGGTGGAGGCCGACGATGAGCCAATGGAACCGAAGCCCATTGAACATCAACAAGCCGCTCCCCCCGAAGAGAAAGCGGCTGATGGAGAGGACTGGTTTAAGGCTATGCGCGCCGCCTTGGCTGAGGGCGATAAGGCTTCTCCTTCTTCAGCTCCGCTCCCGTGAACGCGAGGGGGTTGGACTCTTCCCACTGGATGCCGGTGGCTGAGTGTTGAAGATTGAGAATGGGGGACGGGAGTCCAATCCTCCCTCCACGCTTACAGAAGGCTAACTGGAAGCGTCGAGGCTTTGATTGGCCTACCTCATGGAGAACCGCTATCTCACGCGACCAGTTGGCGAGTTCGCTGGAGCCGAAGCCTGAGTGGGCTAGTTCCATAGTGGTGAGTGGTTCGCCGCCATCCTTGCGTTGAGGTTTGGCTATATGGTGCATCCAGACCCAAGCGACCTTGGTCTCGTGGAGGATGGGCTGGAGTTTGTTGCGAAGGAACACGCTGACCTCGCCCTGGTCGCTAAGGTCACCGCCGAAGTAACTGAACAAAGGATCGGCCACGATGAGATCGAGCTTGGAGCGGTGGATGAACCGGCGGGCGTAGGCGAGGAACTGGTCACCGGTACGAACGGTCTCGGTCCTGAACTCCAGATTTTTCTGAAGCTGGTTCATCTGATCGAGACTGAATCTCTTATGCACCACCCCGCGGAACGCTTCGGCGAGGTCGCCCTTGTCGTTCTCGGCCTGGATGACCCCGATCTTCAATGGCTTCACCGGCTTGATTCCGAAGAAGTCGAGGCCGAGGCACCAGCGGATAATGATCTGCATCATAAGACTAGACTTACCGATCCCGGTACCACCGCTGATGATCATGGAGGAGCCGCGGGTGATCCATCGATTGCCGATCAGGTTATCCGGATCGTTGTCCGGATCGAAGTCCATGAGGTCTTTGATGGTGACCACCGTGGACTTGTCGTCATCGGTCTCCCGGGAGGTGAGGTAGTCTTCCCATGAAGCGGAGCCGAGGTTAGTGGCCAACAGCTTTTGCTGCGAGGTAGGACTCCGCCATGCGCCGGGGAGCCGGGAGTAGCGCGAGGGGTTCTTGTTCTTGGCATCGATGCCCGGGATGCTGCTGTAGATGATATCCCGCCGGATGTCCCACTCTTTGCGATTGGGCGCATCTACGCGGACCCAGGCATGGATGGACTTGCCGCCAGAGTCGATGAGTACGGTGATGGGCAGGCCCGAATCGCGGAATAGCTTTTCCTGCTCGCCCTTGGGCTTGTCATCGAACTCCACCAGGACATGGCGGTACGCGCTGACATCGTTGTCGGAGCCGCTGTAGAGGTTGGGCCGGAATGGGTTGATGCGAACAAAGATCCCCTCGCGTTCCGGCGATAGGATGCGGGATGCCGGATCATCGAAGCGGGCGATCCATTCCTCGATTGGAATGAATGATCCAGCACTAACTGGCCTACCATCTTCGACCGCATCACAGATACAGACTACTTCGGTGGGGGCGAAGGCGGCTTGAAGGAACCGCTTGAACTCGCTGGCTTGAGGATCGGGCGCAACCGCTGGTGACGGTCGCTTGAAGGAGACCTTGGTGATATCGAATGGAGCGGTTGAGGGGGAGACCCCCGATTGAAGGAGATGGCCGGCTGGTTTGGAGTGAGACTTGGAAGCGGCCTCGCGGAGCTTGTGGATGAGTTCGCGATCGGACCAAGGTGGTTGGCAGGATTGATTCCAGCTTGAGAGCAGGGCTAGAGAGTCCGCCTCGGATAGCTGGAAGCCGTGTACGAGGCCGACGGCGGCGGTGTAGGTAGTTGAGTGTCCGGACTGACCGGAGACGGCTGGCGGCACCTTGGAAAGCCAAAGGGCCGCACGTTGGTGCGGTGTCATTGTCGTTGTTTGTTTGGGACTGATCGTTGGGGGCTACTTCATCTTGTCGATCTTCATCAGCCGTTTGATGGCTTGGGTTTTGGGGGAATAGGTTCCGATCTTCTTAGTGCTGGGCTTTGCGGCGTAGGAGGCGGCGGGCTTGGCTTTAGCTTTCTTCATAGGGTTTGAATTTGGTGTGGAATTCCGAGGTGAGGCGAACGTAGATGTTGCTGCCTCTTTGGTAGATGATGACGGGTGCTTTGAGTTCTGCGAGACGATACTGGCCAACATGAAGGACTGTGACTACGACTCCAGGGTTGGATCGATTGACGAACCGGGAGGGTGGGAGAGTTGAGGGATTTTCCATATGCGACGTTCTATTGGTTCGGGGTAAGCGATCCAGCCTTTAGCGATGCCCCAAGCAATTATCTGAGCGGACTGCTCGATGAGCCGGCGGTTCTCATCGGTGATGATGGTTCGTTCTTCTTCGGTTATGGGACCAGGTTTCTTATTATTTGAGAGGCGGGATTCGTACCAGGGTTGCTCTTGCCTTGGGGTCTTCATGAGGTGATGAGGCGAGCCAAGATACAGTTACAGTAGGAACCCTTGGTCTTGGCGTTGCATCGACCATGATGCACAGGGTTGGAGATGATGTGTGCTGTAAGGTCGCTCGTGAGCTGGACCAGCTCAAGGAGACGAGTGGATGCTTCGGCACAGAGCGCATTGGGGATTCCATCTTGGGTATCTAGTTCGGCTGAGAGGATATTGAGCGCGTTGACGAGGTCGTGTGTTGAGGACTGTTTCATTTTTGTTTGTGGACTACGATTCCATTGCCCTTTGAATCAACCAGTTCTACGGATCGAACGCTCTCCAAGCGGGCCAAAGTCTTGATCATCTCGATGGGATCATGGGCTTGGGACACGCAAGTGAGGTGGATATCACCATCTCCGTAGTTGGTCTTTAGATTCTCTTCGGTTCGATCACGCACCACTCGGATGGTTCTTCCATCTGAGAGATGGACCACCTTGATGGATTCGACGAGTGGGAATGCGTGACGGCTCATTGCTTGGAAGTTTTGCCGCAATGGGGGCAGTGCCGGCCTAAGCCGGGATCGGCGGGTAGAGTACCAAGCCACGAGCACAGATCGTGGTAGGATCGAACACCGAAGTTCGGCCACTTGAACGGTACGATGTCACGGTTATGGATTGCATGGATGGCGGTCTCCTTGTCTTTGATCCCAAGCTTCTCCATCAGGTTCGCGTTGCGAGAGCTAAGACCCGCGGTCCATTTGTTATTCGAGGCATCCCGCTTCTTGCCGGCGGCGATGATCTGGAACACCCGTTGCTTTGAGATGTTTAACTCTGCACCGATGGCTTTATAGGTAAGTCCCTTAACCCTGAATGCTCTTACCTTATCGATTGAATCGTTGGTTTTCATGTATGTATGTTTGAGATACTTTCTTTTTTTCTTCTTTGGTTCTTTATCTATTGCAACGGTATCTGGACCGCTCGATACCGTTTCTGTGCTTTGTGGCACTGGACACAAAGGCCGCTTTGAGTTGTGCATCCGCATCCCAAGCATGCGGCCAATTCGTGACATAACAGTTTCCATCGTTGTAGTTCCTCTATTGTTTGTTTGGTTGTTTGTTCTTGATGTTCCATACGCATGAATGCGAGATACCGTATTTCTTGGCCAACTCTCTGTAGGTGAATGTTGAGTTATCCCTTAGAATCGATTCTCTGATCTTTGCTGGAACAGCTTCCCACCGCCGGCAGATCAATGGATCAGGGGCTTTGAAGGCGGGAACTGGTCCCAACATCTTCGCCATTGACTCCTTCGTCAACCCCAATTCTTGAAGTAGACTCATTTTCAATCTACTCGCTCTTCATCGGCGTGGACTGAACGCCATTGTAGGCCACTGTCTTCGGCCTATAGATGCCCACTTGTTCGGTTTCCTCGACCCAGGAAGGACCGCCGCGGACATGGAATATGCAAGAAGACATTCCGTTCCATGACTTAGTGCTGCTCTTGGCGGAGGTATACGCAGATCCGAACGTAGCGTTCAGATCGTCACTGCTCATCGCCTTGACGTTGGCCCAGTCGATGTCGCCTGCATGCCACAACTTGAAGCCTAGCTCCAGCGGAGCTACTACCTCTGCAATGCCGGGGAAGTGCCACACCCACTCGTCATGGGATGACGCATCACCGCTCATCACGGCATAGCACTGGTAGTTGCCGAGTGGTACGGAACCACTGCCCCAGTCGCAGCTCTCGCCGGGTTTTAGGACTGCGCTCCTAGAAGGATGGTCGTTGCATTTGGGCTGCTCGAAAAGAGCAACAAGAACAGGGACTTCGGTCTGATTTTCGATTTTGATGTGTGTGCTCATGTCAGTAGGTGTTTGATGATTAGGTTCCGCTCTTTGCCCTTTGCTCGGAGAATGCTCTCCAAAATAACGTGAGGATTTACTGTGCTAACGTGTTTCCATTCTAGATTGCCATCAATGTGCTTAGCTGTATCCAGGCTCTCTACGCGAACGATGCCGTTAAATGCGTGGACGTAGATGAAGGCGCAGTTGTCTTTCACGGCTTGGCCTCCCCTCTGGCTTTGTTCCACAGATCAACGTCGTATCCAAAGCCCAGTTCGTGGGCCATCAAGTCACCTCCTGTTTCAAGCGCGGCAACGTAGTCGTATAGCTTTGAGATGCGCTCGTTGGCCGCGTTGAGTTCGCGTTCAATGTCGCAACCGACACGGTAAACATCTCCCGTCATATGCTCCATTGCAGCCATCTGTGCCGCTTTCATGCGCGGCGTCTCACCGATCATTTTCGTGGGGTCAGGAATATGATCGTTCACTTCGATTCCTCCATCACTCCGCACGGAAGCCACGTTTTGCCACCGTCGATAGAGTGTTCGTGGGTTTCAACATATTTGAGCCGATCATTATGACTTCCTGTGTTGCCTATCAACCATCGGCTAGTTGGATCTGACTGCTTTCGAACCTGCGCCCCTAGCGGAACCTCATCAGCAGTCCACGGGCGGAGCGTTGCGGTGGGTTTTATGCGGTATTCTGTGTTACCCCAGTCCCACCTCGGTACATAGATCTTTACCCACATTCCGTTATACCGATGTTCCACTTCCTTCCCATCTACGAACGCCTGCATCACGCGAATGGCTTCTTTGGTTTCTTCGATGTTCACTTTGCCTCCTTATTCTTCCGGTTGCGTGTCCAATAACTGACAGCATAGTTTTTAACCTTCTTGGCAGCTTTGTGAATTTCTCCAGCCTCTTTCTTGCTGATGCTGTACACTCCGGTGCCGCTATCAATAAAGCTCTTGATTTTGTCGCTCATCGGCCACCTCCGAGTGCGTAGTGCAGGATGAGGAGCGCATCGCAGTTCTTCAATGTGACGTCGAGTTGCGGGTAGAGTTCTTGGGCCTTCGATTTGAGCTTACGCTTCCATTCAGGACCAGTAGCGCATGACCGCTTTCCACCGAGTCCAAGAGGATCCTGCCAGATCTTAGGCTCCACTCGATGAAGCGCGTAGCCTTGAGAGTAGGCAACTCCTTGGATGATTCCGTAGTTCTCGTGCAGGGTTGCCACGCTTGCTGAGGGCGTGAGCTTGCTCACGAACTTGGGTACCTTCTCGATCCATAGGTGACTGTCCGCCACCTTGAATCCGCTGAGGAGTTGCGCCATATCCGGTAAGGATTCGGGCATTGCGAAGAGAAGGATGCCGTCCTTGGTTTTGATAGCGAACCCCCCGTTTACGCCTGGGTCACAGGCTACGATTGTTTTGTTCATTGGTTTTTGTTTGTTGGGACCGAATAGTGAGAGAGTGGCCGACATAGATCCCGGCGATCACGCACAGTGGCAGCAGTACTGCCATGCCCATGATAGTCAGTGCGGTGTTCATGGGATCGAGCATCCAAGTTCCTTGTAGCACTTGACCCGTTTCTTAGAGTGGGCTTGAGCCAGAGGATGGAAGGTATCCTTGAAGTCATGGATGATTGCAGTGTCCTTACCTGGTGCCCGCCGCAGCGCACGGCTGGCCCGCTGGATGGTTTTCTGTGCGCTCCGCCCTCCAGATACCATTACGAGGGTGTGGACGTTAGGAAGGTCAAGCCCCTCATCGGCCAGCGAGGTGGCGATCATGATTTCGATGTTCCCTGCCTTGAACTCTTCCATCGCTTCCCGGCGAAGCTTCTTCGGCATCTTCGAGTGAACGAGTACGGAGCCGCTCAAGGACAGGTTGTAATATTCTCCGAGTGTGACTCGTGGAACCAGAACGAGTGTGGGATACTGAGGACCACCGGCTGCGGCCATCATGATTGCCATGTGGTTTCTGGCTTTGTTACCACATATACCGATCTCGGTAAGTGCTTCCCAAGCGCACATAGCCCGAAGGATAGGCTGACTGACTTGCATGTAGCGTTTGCGATCGGTGAACAGCCTCTCGATTTGATCATCGATCCTCTGCTGGAGATGGAGGTCAGTGGCGGTACTCATGTACACGGTGGCATGAGCCAGTACACCGGCCAGTTCATCACGACGGATCTCGAACTGGGTATCGCGGAACATCTTACGAAGGATCTCGTTACGCTCGAAATCATCGGACCAAGGGGTCGCGTCGAAGCCAATTCGGATTCCTTTGCAAGATTCAATGATCTTACGCCAGGTGGTCGCCGGCGCATGCTTGGCCTCATCGACGATGATCAGGTTCTTGCGGGAGAAATCTACGGAGTCATGGGGGCAACGAACCTCAACGAGAGCTGGATCAACTCCCACTGCTATGAGCGAAGCGATTGCTTGCTGACAGGTTTCACGGGTGGGAGCGAGCCATCCGAATGCCATTCCACCTATTTGTGAATGGTACTTGATGATGGAGGAGGCGATGAGTGTCTTGCCGCTGCCGGCTGGGGCGATGATGAGTCCATCGGCTCCACACTTAGCCCATTCGACGGCTCGTTGCTGGTAGGGACGCAGCAGAAATGCTTGCGTCGAATTGGTTTCGGGATGATCTTTGGTCTGCATAGCGTTCGTTGCGACTATGTTTGTTTGGGACTCGATCACCCCCGGGGGCTGCACCTCCCGGGGGCTTTCGTTTAGATATTAGATGGCGTCGAGATCAGCGGGCACCTTCTTCATGCGGCGCACTCGGAAGGTCGTCTGTTCGGCCCCGTGCTTGTCGATGTACTTCTCTTCCTCGATTACGATCACGAGAGACAAGCCAACGAATCCCTGAAGGAATCGGAGGAAAGCCCCTCCAATGCTAAAATCGAACTCGTCTCCATCAGCGATATTAGCTTCGGTGGCACTGATGAGTGCCTGAAGCCGCCACATCATGGTGTCCTTGAGAACGAAGCGGTCGCTGATGACCTCACCCGCTGGCCCCTTGTAACGGAGGGTCGCGACGGCGTTTCCAGACTTGTCGAGTCCATCGTCCTTACAGGAGTTGACGGTGACGGTGTATTCGCCGGGTTGGGCGAACGGCTTAACTTCTGCGGATGCTCTATCTACTGTGAATTTCATATTGCGTTGGTTGATGTTTGTTTATTCGGACTGACGAGCCGCCCACGCGGGCAGCGAGAGTGTTTGTGTGGTTGAAGGGTAACAAGGCCAAGAGTTGAGTTCCTGGCATTCGATAAAGGTGCGGAGCTGCTCGTCGATAATGGAGTTACCAAGATCGATGGCCTGCTGATCAAGCTCGTAGCAGCAGACTCCGTAGGGGGCTTCCTTCTCGACTGCGATGAAGATGAACCGGTTGATGCCGGTGATGCGCTGATACCAAGCGGCTTGAACGTGGTAGCGGAACTGAGCGCAACTCTTAGCGAACGCCGCGGGTGAAGCGTCTTGGGTTGTTTTAAGGTCGATGATGTAATCCTTGCCGATCCCATCGATGCGAGCCTTGACCTCGATGCCGGACCACTCGGCGAAGTAGGAGACCTCGGTCTTGATTCCATCCAGTAGGCCAGCGGCAGCGGGATGGGCGTGAACCGCATCGGCTGCTCCGGTGAGGTTGTACCATTGATCTGGCGGCAGCGGAATCTGTCCGTTGTCGATGATCAGTTGGTGATCTTCCTTACCCTGCTTGGATCGACGATCACCATTGAAGAGCCTGTAGGTCAGGATAAAGCGTTCTGGCTCTAGGACGGCGCAATGTGCGGCGGTACCGAACTCCAGCGCGGGGCTGGATTCGTTGCGAGTCTTACCATCCTGCCAAGAGCGGAAGTGCGCGGGGGACTTGCGGAACTGATCGAGACCGGACTTCGATAAAGCCTTCGCCTCGTGGTAATCCGAAGCCGGCATGTCGAACATGATATCAACCATTGGAAACCTCCGTGGTGGCGATCTCAGGGGTGACGATGACGGCGAGCTTGGACAGGATGAGGTCCGGCTTGGAGATGTACTTGGATGCAACCGCATCGGGTAGATCGCGGAAGGTCTGACCTTCCTGAATGCGACCGGCTTTGAGGAGCAGAGCGTTAACCTCTTGCTCGCGATCCTCGAACAGGGCTTCGAGTTTGGCGGTGATGTCGAAGCTCTTAGTGGGAGCTACCGATACCTCGGTGAGAGCGGGGGTAAACTCCTCGGTCTCCTCCGGTGTGTAGATGCCGGCCACAACCTCGGGGGCGAGCATGCGAACCGCTTTTGATATGCAACGAGCGCGGAGCATTGCGGAAGGATCCTTGGCCCATCCAGACCCCGGCTTGGCGGGCAGTAAGCCGGCCATCTTAGCGTCCTCGGTGGTGAAGGAGATCTCGCAAGCGTTGCCGTCGTAAGTCCAGAGGGCGATGGCGGCGCGAGAGTCGAACTGCTTCCAGAGGATCTTACCTCCGCGGGCACGGTAACCGGCGAGCATTGCGTCTGAGCGCATGCTCAAGGATCCGTTGATGATGTGGTATTCTCTCTTGAAATCGAACGGGGTCTTCTTCTCGGCGGCGCATTGCCACGCGATGAGTTTACCTTGTTCGACCTTGGTGCATCCCAGCATTCCGCTGGCTGCGATCCACTCGCCCATCTTCTCGATGGCTGAGATTGGATCCTGTATTTTGCTGTACATCTCGGAGTTATCCGAGGGTGTTGTTGTTGCGATTGAGTTGTTCATTGTGGGTTTTGTCTGAGGAGTTCCTCGATGACGTCTGAGCGGACACGGATGGTGCGCTTCGTCGCCTTCATGGCTGGAAGTTTTCCTGACCGGATCCACCGACGCACCGTCTCGGGATGAGTCCCGAGAGCCGAAGCGATCTCTTGGACGGTTAGAAGTTTTACGCTCACGCAAGCCAAAGTAGCAGCGTGTTGCAAACTGTCGAGAGTTTTCTTTCGGAAAGTTTACTCGGGGGGTTGTTGGAACCCGCGGCGAGCGGCGACTGGCGTGAGAGTTTGGCCTGATTGCACGAGTTCCCGAACAAACTGCTTCTTGGCTATGAGCAGGCCATCATCGTAGGCGCGTTGCAGGAGCTTGAGTTTTCGCTCATCGCCACCCTGCTGGAAGCGCGGACGCATAAACTCCTGTTCTGCCCGCAATCTGCGGTATTGTCCCACCAATTCGCTGTATCGATCGAACTGTTCGGGAGCCATCCGCTCGTAGGTCTTCTGCTTCCAAGTCAGGCTTGGGTTGGGAACTGAAGGTATCGCGCTGTTGTCAGCGGTTCTCCGCCAGATTGTGTAGATCGATGTGTTGAGCGGATCGGCATCGATCTCACGGGCCTTCCAAGCATTGAAGAACTGATAGACCCAAGGGTTGCTGCCCTTCGGTGTCTGCTCCACGGCTTGACCCCAGAGATCCCGGCGCACCGGCATAGCGTTTGGATCCTTTACACCAGGGATGGCCAACCCAAGGGCGGCGTACCGTTGATTGAGTTCATCGACGGTATCCTTGATGAAGCTCTGGCCACCGATTACCGGCAGCTTGTCGCGTTCAGCGCGGCGGACAGATCCGAGGACGGCTGGAGCCAAGGGCGTTGCAGCGGTGACTGCAAGATTCTTGAGCCACCGATCCATTGAGTTGCTGGATTCCTGCGAGAGCAGCTTGATGAAGTCGCTGGTTCCCTTGAGGAACTGCTGCTCCATCACGAAGTTGAGTCCGGAGGTTGGAACGCCTTTGAAAACCGTGGTCATCAGCTCCTCATTGGTACGCCCACGTTCTGATTGCCGAAGGGCTGTTCCAGCCATGATTCCCAATGCGCCAGCGGTTCCTAGCGAAGAGAGATCGACAACAGTGTCTCCCCCCTGAAACTCTGTTTTACCCCCACCAACTAGCCGTTTGACCGCTGACAGGTTGATCGTACCAGGAGGCATCACGCCACCAGCTTTGGCCAACTCACGAGCCTTGTTGGTCTCACCAGCGGTATCAAGGTTCGGGGTGATGATCCCTTTGTGGTAGAGGTAACCAAATGCCGTTGTAACCATTGCTCCGACAGCGATTCGAGATGCCGCGATGTTGCGATCACGAGGAGTCATTTTGCTCCAATCCTGCAACGCACCAGCAGGAGTGAACTGAAGGGCCTCTGCGGCTACATTGATGGGGGTCTTTTGGAACAGCGAGATGAGGCGATAGGGAATGTAGCCTGTAGATCCCAGTTCATTTTTGATGAACCGATTGATGCCAGCGACTGCTTTGGTGGCCGTGTTATCTTGTTGAAAAACCGATCTAGCCGATTCGGTTTCGATGGTCGCCAGATCATCTTCGGTGAATCCGCGGCGACCGCGCTGGGCTTCCACATCGGTAACGAACGCAAGCTTTGGATCTCGCACGGCGATCTGGATCTGGGCTTCAGATAAACCCTTGGTGCGACCGATCTCGCTGATGATGCGGGCGCGTTCAGCTTGTCGAAACGGGATGTCTGTGGCCTGAGTGAGTCGAAGCATGATGTCCGGCAGGATGCCGATAGTTGCTTCGGTCAGGTTTCGAGGAGACAACGCGGAACCAATTTTGCCATTGGCAAAGTCCTCAGCAATTCGCCGCCATGCCCGCTGGAAATTAAGCGGGTTCCCAATGCTGGTTCCCAACTCATACGGCATCGCATTGGATCCCTTTAGAAGGGTCTTAGCAGCGGCTGGCAACGATCGTCCGATTGCATCGATTCGATCAACGGTACGAGCGCGGATGTTGAAGGAGTTATTCTTGTCTTTTGATAACGCCCCGTCGATGAGTGCGGCACCGGCATCTCCAAGCTCACGCAAAGGGTAATTGATGGCATTACCCACTACGTTGCGGACGATGGATATTGGACCCATAACGGACCCCTGGACCATCGAGATGAACAGGTCCGCGGCATCGGCTGGATTGATCTTGGAAATTGCCTCGTTGAGGATGACATCGATCTCGGATCGTTTCGCATCGGCCAAGTCCAGTTGCTTGATGCTCTGGTTTATTGCAGCGACATCATTGGCAGCGAACGCATCACGGGCAACGCGACCTGCGGCCAAGACTTCATTGTCGGCCAGCTTTAGCCTGCTCGCACCGTCCATCAAGATAGCTGCCTGTTGCTGGGTAAGAGGCGGTCGTTTCTTATTTGCGAGCGAATCTTGAACCAGCCGAACCAACCCCTCTGGAGTGGAGGAATTGAGGAGCTTGAACTGATTGATGAGTTGACCCCAAGTGGTTCCGCTTTTGGACAGAGACAACGCGGTGCTGCTGGCCCCAGCCATATCACCTGAATTGATCTGGCGACTGAAGGTTTCCATTCCAGAAGCGACCCTGGTGTTGGACTCTGGGTCTGCCATATCAGCAGCGAGCTGAGTCATCGTCATCGACGATGCGCGATCAACCACCTCGTTCACCTTCTGCTGCTCGTACTGCGATTCAGGAGACTGGCGCACTGTTTGTCGCACCTCTTCAGGAACTGACTCAGCCTCGGCAACACGCCCTGCGAACTTGCGTGTCTTCTCTTCTCCGCGTTGATACCGGATATCCTCCGAGGTCGCCTTGAAGCGCTGCGAGAGGGGGATGACGTTGCCGGCGTTGTCCTTGGTGATGGGGTCGGCGAGCTTCAACTGCGATGGGTCAAAAGCCACAAATGACTTGATCACTTCTTGCGCATTGTCCGGTGAGAAATCATCAATGTTTGCTGAGTCGTAGCCGCGCTTTTTAAGCTCTGAAATGACCCGTGAAACGTACTTTGAACCACTAATGTTTGGGTCCAAAGCAGTGTATGCCATGTCGTTTTCTACCTCTAGCCCGAGGTCCGTTGCGGCCTGTTTTACATCTGACTCAGATGCTGTGTTCTTGAATTTAGCGTAGATCTTGTAGGTGACTGGGTTTGCGCCTTCACCGTATCCCATTGCTCGGTCTTGAGCGTAGCTCATTGCTGTCCCCTCATCTCCAAGGAACAACGGAGTGTTTGGCTTGTTGAATTGCGAGATGGTGCCGTGAAACACCTTGGTGGTGTACCCTGCCGCCTTCGCCGCCTCATCCACCATCTGCTGGGCGGTGGCCGTGTCGCCCTTCCTCACCGCGGAGAGGTAGTCGGTGTCGGATGGAATGTTTTCTTCACCCCTCTGCGTCCGCTGCTCACCAGCTTTCGGAGCAGTAACCCCCTTCCAAGGAACTGACTCGGTGGTTGCGTAGTGCATCCACGCGATAGCGTCTTCTGGAGAAACCTTTCCAGTGAAGAGTTGCTTGGTGGAAGCCTTGAAGGCGTTGAACCAAGACCGGATCTCACTACGCTGGATGTTGGGGATCTGCTCTCCGAACGATTGGATGAGACCTTCTTCAAGCGCGAGTTCCTGGGCCTGCTTAGGCGTGAGCTTTCCTTCCTGAACCTCAGCATTGCGGGCCAGAAGCTCGCTTTTGTACGCGGGACTGTCTTGAGCGGATTCAAGCAGAGACTTCCGCATGGAAGGATTAGTGACCCCTTGGAACACATCATGACCGATCTCATGGATGGCGGTATCACGAGTGGCCATCAAAGGATTGACTCGGACGATGCGGTTACCAGTCTTAGGATCAGACAGGTACATACCGCGAATCTCGGTTGATCCAATGAACGGACGATCAAGCTCGATGATTAGATTGCGGCGAGCAGCGATCTTGGCGGCTGCATCTATGTCGGACTGAGTGATCTTTGCGCCTTCGCCTTCGCGCTGAAGTCGGCTGTAGAGGCTATCGTAGATGTCTTGAGCGGTCTTTACAGCAGCAGTTTCAGTTTTGAACGGCTCTTCGGTAACAGCCCGAAGCTCTTCCATCTTGGTAATACCAGCACGTTCCTCTGCGGTTAGGAAACGTTCAGCCATTTTCCTCTGCTCAAGGACTTTTTGGTATGCATCTTGAAGCCCTTCCTGATACTGCTTTGAAATAAACTCAGGAAGCGTTGTTGGATCGTTAATGACACGAGCAACATCCGGATCGTTGGCCAACTCATTGAGGCGATCACGAGGGATCTTAAGCTTAACGCTTTCAGCCGCTTGTTTGATCAGGTCAACGGTTGGTTCGGCCTCAGATTTCCACCAGTTTTCGTACTGCTTGGCCGCTTTCTCTTCGCTGATAGGACGATTGCGCTGATCCATTTCAGTTCCAAAGAACTGTTCAGGAGCAACCTTCTCGCGTCCGATTCCAAGCCGTTCTTCACGAGGCGTAGTAAACTCTTCCGGCGTTTCCGCCATAAACCTTGCACGTTCAAGATCCAGCTTCTGAAGCGGAGCGTCTTGCGGTCCTTCCGACATACCAAGCTTACGTCCCAACCTGGTTGGACGATTGAAGACTGTTCCAAGAGCGATGTCCGCTGCAAGCCGGCCACCAGAGAACTCACCTCCCTGAGCTAAATCAGCCACTTGTTGGCCAGTAGCTTGTGCTACGTTGGCCGTTACGTTCATGGCAGGCTCAACAAACGCCGGCTTGGTGATGGCTTCACGAAGCGTAGTCTGACGAGTCAGTGGCCTACCAAGTTCGCTGAGTCCTTTAAGGGATGGACGAGCGGTTAGCGCGGTGGGAACAAATCCACCAACGTAAGAAGATACAGGCTGTTCTTCTTGAGCTTGCGATAACTTCTGAAGCGTCTCAGGAGAGTACCTCTCAAGCAGTGCTTCCTGAGCTTTGCTGGTAGCGTAAGCAGCCGCAGCACCTGCACTCAACGCGCCTAAACCTCCGCCTACAAGTATTCCAAGAGGACCAAACGGTGCGCCAAGCAAGGCTCCAGCCTCACCACCTCCCGCAGCAGCAGGAATAGCAGTGAGAGAAGGAGCAACGCTGACAGCAGCCGATCTAGCTCCAGCTTCGAGCTTACCCATGATTGGGCTTTCAAAGACGTTTCCTTCAGCGTCTATGTCATACACCTCTGGATCAAGGTTGTTTTTGATCAACCAATCACGCTGGTTTTTCGTCATGATCTTGTATCTTAGTCTCTTTTAACAGAGTAAGGAGCAAACGGGGATTCAGCGTATCCGAGACCAAACATAGATTTAGGACTAGGAGGACTGGCCATCCTAGCAGCTGACTCATTGAGAGCCTGAATGTATATACGGTTTTTAACCTCTTGAGGAAGGCTGTTCCATTGTTCAGTTGGGAATTGACTAGCAACAACCGCTTTTGCTTCTTTAACCAAAATGCTTTCACCTCCAACTCGTTCAGGTTGGATATTTAACTCAGAAGCCACCGCTGCATTAAACGGACTTGTAAGTGTCTGTTGGGCACCATAAGTGGAAGCACCGCCTCGACCTTCTAATGCAGAAAGACGTTTTCCGGTTTGAAGGAACTGCTCACGAGGTGTCGGTGGTCCGTACATATCAGGTTGAGCCGCAACCTCGTTTGCGATTACAGCGGCAGCACCTGCTCTGGATTTTCCACTTCCTCTTGCTACCATTGGCTCTTCAGCAGTTGCACCAGGGCCTTTAGGAAGCGGCTTTGCAGTTGTAGCACCGCCTTTTCCACTAAGATCAGAATCGGATTGAACACCGAATTCTTTGTAAACATCATTTTTATATTTAGCGGCTTCAGAAGGTGTAACCCCTGGTCCAAACCTAAATTGATATTCTCCGCCTGATTCTGAAAAACTAGCATCCAAAGGTTTTGGTTCTTTTTTTGAAACAGTTATGTTTTCAATCAAAGAAGGGTATTTTTCAGCCAGTTGATCATAACTTCCGTATACAACAGACCCGCTTGGAGTCACAAGTTGCATTTTTGTATCCTGTTCTTTCTTGAGAGCTTCTTTTGATTTCTCTTGGGAATATATAAACTCAGTTGTCTCAACATCTGGATCTCCAAGTTTAACCCCTCGACCAGCCAGATAACCGCGCATCTCTGTATCTTTCCCTTTAAGAGCGTTCATGCGTTCAGCATTAACCTTTGCTTGAGCTGACCTTGCAGACGCCATTCCAGCCATTGTTGCTGGATCAAGCGGGCCAACCATATCTTCGTCCTTAAGAACCATCTCAGTTCCTCGCGCTTTGCGGGTTTCCTCAATAAGACGCGCTTCAGCTTGGGCTGCGTTTTCGGCAATACGATCTTTAAGTGCTTGAACTCTTGCAGCTTCTGTTCTTGCAATCACTCGCTCTTCTTTTAACGCATCAATATCCTGCTCCATCAACGCCCGCTTCGCATAGTTCCGATTCCGGATATCCTCGTTGGTCCCGGTGAACTCACCGGCAATACCTCCGGTGAGCATGGAGAGACCCTTCATGAAAGGGTTGATGCGCTGATTGGCCTGCCGTTGAAGCATAGCCCTGATGTCCTCGTTTTCTTCTCTGGTAGCCATAAGATATTATTTAGTAACCCTGCAATGACCGCATCGCACCCCGTCTCCTGAATCCGCTCATGGCGGCATTCATGATCTGATCGGGATCGTAGTTGATGTATCGGTACTGGTCCTGCTGCTGTTGGGAGTTGGCCAGCAAGTCAGCGTAGAGCTTGGCGAAAGGATCGGCCTGACGATCTGGCAGAGGAACCTCCTTGGTTCCCTTGGTGGGGATGACGACTTCGCGTCTTACGAGAGGAGTGACTGGCTCCCTAGGGGGGATGATGGTTGGTCCACGGCCCGGTTGGCCACCGCCACTGGGGATTCCACCGCCCGGTGTACCGCCGCCGGGTTGACCACCACCACCTGGAGGTTTTGTTCCACCACCGGGAGGAGTAGTCGTGGTTCCGCCGCCAGGAGGAGTAGTCGTTCCAGGAGGAGTCGTGCCCGGAACATCTTTGTAATCCCACTCTCCTGTTCTAAAGTTCCACCTATCACCAGTGTTGTTAGGAGGTTCTTCTCGTCCAGTTTTTGGATCGATATAGTCTGGATTAACATTACTCCAATTACCTTCAGTATCAAATCTCCAATTGCCTCCAGTGGCTATTCTCCATACATCTGAAATACCATCACCATCTACATCATTCTCAACCTTTGGTTTTGGTTTAGCCTCTTCTTTCCAATCAGGAGTTATATCTTTAACACCACCAGGACCAACCGTTACATTCCCTCCAGTGTTACTAAAATCACCTACGCTGGCGGTTGTACGTTCATCCGCTCCAACAGATTGATATGATTCAACTGGTGATGGCGTAACAGATGTACTTGTTCCTTTGGTTAGTGTTGACGGCAACTTTAGGTCTGGATTTCCACTTAAATCAGCAACGCCTGGGGAGCCTTTAACACCCGGCACTGTAAAATCAATTTTTCTAGTGTCTTCGTTTAAATAACTTATGCTTCCATCGTCATTAATTATTTGTCTGTAATTTGGAAGTCCTCTTACCGGTATTGAAACCGGTTCTCCACGAGTTACAACGCCTTGAGGAAGCGAAGGTGTTTGGTTTGCCGTAGCATCTTCAACCTGCTTTGGAGTTAAATATTGAACACCAACGAATCCCCCAGCTTGGTCAGGTGAAACAAGACCTTTAACTCCATATATGTCCTCAGTCTTTGGATCAAGCGGGGTACCAATTCCGGTTCTTATAAGCGCATCCTGCTCATCCGTATTCCCAATGTTGATTCGCTCAGTGGGTTGATCTCTGATGTTGTAATCGATGTTTCCGAAACCTACGTCTGAAGGAGCAGCTTGATATTCAAAAACTCCCGTTCTCCAGTTGTATGGAGCTTCTTGTCCATACGCATCAGTGCCATAAAAGTCTGTGTCCCCAATTCTAACACCTGCCATTCCTGGGACTAAATCTCCCATTTTTAATCCAGGGAATCCAGGGAACTCATCTACGGCATTGGCCTGATTCAGGTCTTGAGCCAGATTATCGATTGCGTCAGCCATATATCAGTTTTTGGGGATTATGCTGTTGATTCGAGCTATCATCCAGTTGGCCACAAGCTTCTTGACCTTCGGCTTGTTCTTGAGCCACTTCGCGAACTTCTCGGCGTTGCTGTCGTAGAAGCTCTTGAACCACTTCGGTCCAACGAGTTCTTTCCAGAAGTAGAACGCCTCCCACTGATCGGGAATGCATTCACGAGCGACGAAGCATCCGCCAAGCCCGAAGCCCGCGTAGGATGATCCAAGGTTACCAATCGCACCTGCATACCCCTTGAACTGATTCATAAAGGAGTTCGCTTGATCGGATGTGTATTGGTTCTGAGCGTTTGTGAGCGCAAAGTTACTACCCATCTTCATCAGGTCTCCAGGGCTAGATAGCTGGGCACCCTGAATTAACTGAGGAGTCACAAACGGAGAGGCACCCTGCTGAAGACCACCTAGTTGGGCGGCTTGGGATGAGACCGGTTGGAGTCCTAGGGCGGACTGGACGTTGGCAATGTTCTGCTGGCGACCGGACAGCATCTGCTGTTGCGAAGCCATCTGGCCTGCAAAGCTCTGTTGCGCCGCGGTGTTCCGCTGGCCGGTGGCAGCGAGGATGTTCTGGAAGGCTTCCTGTGCGTTCCGATTTGCAGTGTCGCTCGTACTCTGACCGCTCTGAAGCAAGCCCATTGCAGCGTTCCAGCGTTGAGAGTTGGCGTTTCCAAGAGCATCTTGAATTGCGATCGACTCACGAAGAGCCGAAGGATTTCCAAGAACATTGCCAATGGAACTTCCGCGAGCGCGAGCGGCCTGTTGGACTCGTCGCTCCATGCTTGGATCCAGAGTGCCAACTTGAGAAAGACCCTGTTGGATCTGACGCTCAAGCTCACTACGAATCAACTGAGAAGCCCCGGTATCCTTTGAGGCACCAGGCATTCCAACCCTCTCGTAGGTAGGCGAGTCTATCCGAGTATCCGGAGCGGCGGCATCCCCCTTAACATCGCTGAGGAACTGTTCGTATAGATCGAACTTCCGAGGATCAAGAGCCTCCAGCTCGTTTCGACGTTGTTGGGCAAACTGCGTTCCATACTGCCTTGCAACACCAAGTTGTTCTTTAGCTAAAGGATCTGCAAGCTTGGATAAAGCAAGAGCTGTTTGCTTGGTGATATCAACATCACCAATGCCTGTAAAATCGTATGTTCTTTTGGCACCTTCTGGACCGTATTTAATTTCAGTGCCAGATCTAGCGGCTTGTTCTAATGCACGAATGAAAGGATATTGCTCGGCCTGAGCTTTTATCGCTTCGGCAGTAGAGGCAGCAAGGTCCGGCGGTTTGTAACTTGGGCCGCACATTTGCGGCTGACCCCAAGGAATGCAGGAGTAATCTTTAGCCCAGTCATCTTTTGCAAACAGCATTACGCTGTGAGCCAGAACCTTTGATATATTAAAATCTATATTCATACTCCTCCTTCAAAAATCTCGGTTTTCCAAATGGGATTATATCCAAACTTCTTCATATATGAGTTGTATGGACTATTCTCATTGCAAGCTATGAAATACTTAGGAAACCCTTTTGTCTCCATAATAGAGTCATATACACGTTTAAGGTGCATACTGTCTCTGGCAGACACTTTTTCGGTGTGATTCCAAAGAAGCAGGACGGGCACCCTTCCAAAAGATGACGCACCAATGATCTCGCCATCTCTTTCAACCACATGGGTTGGATGAATGATCGAGTCGTTGTTTGCCCGCGCAGCTTGAAGAGCTTTATACTCTTGATAAAGCGTTTGTATCATTCGTACTCTCGGGAAGGCGTTCATTGTTGGGGTCTGACCGAATCAACGAATCCGGAGAGAATGGTGGATTGCAGAGACAAGCGACCAGCGTCTGCGGTTACCTTGAATTGCAAAGTATTCCAGCGACCTTGGCTGATCAGGTTGTAAGCCTTCAGGAACTTCTGGCTTGAGGTGATCGCCAGCGCGGAATCGAGCGTCACGAATGTGTCCGACATATCCTTGGCCAACGACACTTCGGCGGTCGTGGTGGCGGTGGTGTACGGGTTATCGAAGGCGAACTGGACGCTGTACCCGATCTTGTCGGGAATAGGTTCGTTGAGGTTGTAAGCCTTGGTGATAACCGTGGATTCGTAATTCGCACCACCATCGGTGTATGCGGAGCTTGAGACCGGCGACAACCGGCTGTTCGGGAGGTAATCGTTAAATGACCAGACCTGGCCCGCTCCCGCTGACACCGAGATGATATCGCCGGCAAACATAAGGACGGGTCCAAATGTTGAGAACGAGGTTGGGATGAAGTCGTTAACGATCCAGTTGTCCCAGTAACCAAGCCAAGAGCGGGCCAATGAGTGGTACACGATGACCGCGTTGTTCTCGTTGAGCGCACCTTCGAGGGCGATATCGAGGCTGTTCTCGGTCAGGAGCGCGTACTCGCTTTCGATTCCGAGGATCGCTGGTTCATCGGCAACGAACGGAACCGCCAACAAGTATCGGTTGTTCCAGAATACACCGTCGCAGAGATCGAGCTTGGTCTTGTCGATGCGACTGATGAGATCGTTGATCGGGCTGGAGAGCGCGAGACCTACGCTAGTCTGGGTACCGGCTTGGATCTGCTGGAGAGATCGGATGCCGTCGCGGGATAGGAAGAATACGTCAGGACCAACCGCGGTGATGGACCGGTGCGATGAGCAGCCGATATTGCCGCTGATGAGTGATATGGTCCAATCGGCAGCATCCTGCGAAGGATCGGCATTTACGCTCCAAATAGAGCGTTCCTTGAAGACGATGAGTTGATAACCGAACCAAGAGTAGAGGCCCTTGATGGGATCGCCATCGCCACCGATCCGAAGAGACCCGAGAGGATCCCAGGATTCGCCATCGAGGATATCCGAGAAGTAGAGGGTATCGGGCTGGATGGACGGATCCGCGGAAACTGCGAACAACCGATTGGTGTGGGTGGTGAGAAAGATCGGTTGGGCAGGAGGCGTGAGCGATACAAAGGCTACGGCGTGAGACGAGGCGGCAGGAGAAATAGTAATCGCTGGAGCAGCAGTTGGAAGTGCCGCGTATCCGCTGCCGGGATTGGTGATGGTTATGAAAACAAGGTTACCATCGTTGGCAACAACAGCGGTTGCCGTAGCCGTGATGCCGCTGGGAGGGGCTGCAACTGTTATCGTTGGAATGGATGAATGGTTCGATCCCTGATTGATTACATCGATGCGGCTGATCTTGCCGGCTGTAGTCGAGCTGTTGAGGTTCGCGCTTGAGACGTATTTCAGCGTTCCGAGACCGTCCGAATAAAACAATTTGTCATTTAATTGAGCAAAATAGACGTAGGAAGCGGAAGCGTTGAGCGTTGATCCCGAAATCAGGTTGTAGGAAACGCCGGGTGACCCGTAGTAGAGGCTCTTGGTGGAGGTGCTAAGGTCATTAACAGCGATGACGAGGCGTTCAGATGCGGCTGTATCGAAGTAAAAGCCGGACAATACCGTCGCGTTGATGGGAAGATTGCTGGCGAAGTTGGAAGTCGTTGACTCCCAGTTGGTGATGACGTCTTCCCAGTTGGCCGCGATGCTATTGCCTGCTAGTGAAACGGCTCCTAGACGGGTGACGAGATTGCCGAAGTCGTCATAGTCCATGTTGATGGCCGATTCCATGCTGGTTGCAGGAATGCCATCGGGACGAGTGGCTGAAATTACGCCGGTCGAAAACCCAGTGCTTCCATCCAGAAGCATCTGGTCATCGAGAGCATCTGAGGATTGGAATGGCATGGCGGATTACAGGATGTCTTGGAACGTGTAATCGTACAAGCTATCTGGGATGATGCGGCTGATTTGCTGCTGTTGGCCGCGTTCCATGTCTTTCATAATGGAGACCTGGGCGGCTCCCTCTTGGAACTTGGCTTGGGCTTTACCGTACTGCCGAGAGTATTCGAGGAGATCGCCTTCAGTGTAGGCCATTAGAGCGTTCTCTACGCCTCGCAACTCAAAGTTGGTATCGTTTGAGATGGTGACCGCCTCACCGAACTGCCGCATCTGCGACTGTTTCTTGGCAAGGATGAAGAGAGTGCCATCGGCATTGGGCGTGGGAACGAGCTTGATGCGCGGAACACCGGCCTCGCCATAAGCTCCACCAATCAACCGAGTCCAGTTAACGAAATTACCGGGGGTGGATTTACGGCTATCGACGTTGTTCCAGGTGTTGGGATCGAGCTGGAAGAACGAGACCCATTCCGCGGCGGGAACTTCGAGGCCATCGGTATCTCCGGTGACCGTGAAGCGGATGGCTACGGGGAAATCGATGAAGGTGTTGTAACCGGTCCCTGAAGCGTAGGCGGAGGTGACGTAATCGGATAGGGTGACGATCTCAGTGCCGGCGGTGACCGGATGAGAGATAATGCCGAGGGTATCGTTCCACAGGCAGGAATCCCAGATCATCGAGTAGCGGCGGATACAGAACTTCTTGGCCAACGCGATGGTGGCCGAGTCTGTGAACGACAGCTTGTCACAAGCCGCCTGAGCCGCTTCGGAGGGTTTCATGCGAAGTATTCTTGCAAGATCATTGAGGAACTGACGCGGGCAGCGGAAGATGAGTTTACCCCTGCAACCACATCTGCATAGGTCTTGTTAACCCACATTGACGGGAACGTAGCACCAGTTGCATACAAATGGATCCTGTAAGTAACAGCAGATGCAGATGCTGGTGAATCAAGAATCTGGATAAACTGATTGCTAAAGAATTCAGAGCTATAAGAAGCACCAAGTCCAGTGAACGGAGCAATACCGTACAAGCTAGAACCAACATTGTTAGACCCAATTTCTACGTTGTTACGAGTAACTCTGAATGCTGCAAACTGTGGATTGTTTATGGTAGTATAGTTGATAGCTATAGTAACCAACACTGTTGAAGCTGTAGACCTAGGAGTAATCGATGTGGTAAGCACTGTTACTTCAGTGCCAGATCCAGCACTTGTAGCAACGAACGGACTTCCTCCAGCGGTGGAGTCTTGGTAGAGAGTCTGTTTTACTTGAGGAGCAAAATATGTTCCGGCAACCACCTTAACCTTGCTGGAATCGCTTGCGTCAGTGATCAGCACCTTGTCGGTGGTAAAATCAACGACAACAGGGGTTAGGTTAGGAACCGTGATGTTGTCCGAGTTGAGGATCAACGTGTCGGTGTTGGCATTGCCCAACGTGGTGTTTCCGTTGGCTGCAAGATCACCGGCTAGCGTGGTATTGCCGGTTACGCCAAGAGTCGTTCCCACTGTGGCCGCTCCGGTGACAACAGCACTGGCCAACGTAGAGACTCCGGTTACCCCGAGGGTACCGGTAACGGCGGTAGCACCGGTCAGGGTGGAGGTTCCAGTGACCGCGAGGTTTCCTGGGACCGTGAGATTGCCGGTGAGCGTGGTTGCTCCGGTGACATTGAGCGCACCGCCTATGGTCGCTGCACCGCTCGTAATAAGGCTTGTGAGGTTGGTAGCCCCGGTGACAGCCAAAGTACCCGCAACAGCCGTGTTGCCGCTTGCAGCAGCCACTGTGAGCTTGTCAGCGGATACTCCTACGCTGAAGTTGCCTTTGCTATTGACTGCGGCATTGGAGATCTCAAGTGCGGAGTCATTGCCACTGCCGTCGCTGATGGCTTTGAGCGATGCGCCTACGGTGGAGTTGTCGGAGTTCTTGAGTAGGCCAGTGTAGGTCGATGCAACGCTACTGCCTGTGAGTGGTGTTCCCATATCAGTTCTTCGGTAAAACGTACCAACCTGCTGGCAGAACCACCTTGGATGGCCCCACCAGCTTCTTTTCAGAATCGAATCCGTAGACGCTGGCCGTTGTAGGCTTGGCCAGCATTACCGGATCACCGCTTGGCACTAGGACCACCTTCGTCTGCTGGCAACCCAGGCAGATCGGCAACACGAGCAGCCAGATCATTCTTGAGATCATCAGGTGCTTTGCCATGTTGCACATCGGTAGGTGGTGTTGCTCGCAGGAAGTCGAGGATTGCCCGAAGGATCTGGTAGATCCAGTTCACGGCTTCGGAGCTTCGACTTCCTTGGCATCCTTGGCCCAGATCAAACCAATGCCAGCGGTGACCGCGGCAATGGTCGTGGTTAGGTCTAGGTTGGTTGTCGGGTCGTTATCGAAGACAGCCTTCAAGGCTCCTCCAATAGCAATCAAGATTGCACCAACACCGGCGAGAGTTGTTTTCGTGTTTTTCATTTGGATTTGAACAGCCTATAGGCTCCGTAGATGGCGCAGGCCAAGCCAATCAGCGCGGTGATAAGCCGAACCCAGTCGGTCAGTACCGGAAGAAACGAAACAGCGGTAGCACCTGCTGCTGCTGCTAGGCTGAGTCCAGGGCTGGTGCTGCTGTTCGTTGGTTCCATTACTCAGTAGGCTGGACGGCTTCAACCACCGGATTCGCCGCTTTGTAAGCCTCCACAACCGCAGGAGTCCACAGCGCGTTGGCGATATTCACCACCTCGGTCGGCTGACCAGTAAGGTCGTCACCGGGGTTCAATGTGTACTGCGAGGTAATCTCAGAACCGACAACCGCGCCGTCGCTGTCGTAATCGATTCCGGTCGTCACGAACAGTGAGTTGTTCTGGTTGACCTGCACTGAGACGATGTTGACTGGTACGATCATTGGATGGTGGGGCTAGGGGTTTGAGCGGCGGCGTAGGCTGCGACAGCGGCAGGAGTCCAGACGGCGTTGGCAATCGCGACAACCTGCTCTGGTTGACCCGTGAGGTCGGAGCCGGGAGGCAAGCAATAGCGGCGGAAGGTGGAGGCTTTGACAACCTCGCCATCGACGATCTGGTCCGCAAGACGGATTTGAAGGACGGTTGAAGGAAGAACCTCGCAGAGCGAGAAGATAGTGCGTTCTGTTAGCATAGGATTAAACTCGGTAGCTGACGGTGTAGATAATTTCGGCAGAAGTATCTATCGGAACAGTATTGGATGTTCCGCCTCCTGTAGGCGTTTGAAACACGTCAATAAACGAGTTACTAACGCTTGTAAAAGCCGTTAAAACATTTCCGGCGGTCAGAGATATGTTGTTCACAAATCCAACTGCAACGGCGCTGTTTGAACCAGCGTCTGAACTGGCTGAGAACGGCAAGCCGCCAAAACGCATATTTCCTGTTCCGGTGTGAGCAGACCAGTTCAAGTAGACTTGAACAGTGACAAGATTTCCAACCTTTGTGTAGCGTCCAACTTGGCTGCTGTATGTACCAGTTCCGGCAGAGGTAACACCAAACACCGTCGGCGTAAACGTCCCCTCCTCGTAATCGTTCAGTAGTTCGGAGGTTCCGGTTCCAGCAGTCGCGGAGAAGTCGATGCCTTTGCCGGACGTAGCCATCACTACGTTGCCGGTTTGAACACGAACGTCGCCATTGCTGAAAAGGTAAAGATTCTCGGCTCCATTTGCCGTGAACGAAAGCCGGTCGTTTAAATGGTCGTACCTTACCAACCCTTGGTTTGCAGAATCCGCATTATCACGGAAAACAATCTGTCCAAGTTTTGTCGTATCTGACCGAATGAACACCGTGGTATCCGAAACAGTGTTGTAGACATCGAACTTTCCGATTGGAGTAGCTCCCACGCCAACAGCACCTGTAAGTGTCGAAACACCCGTCACACCCAGCGTCGTCCCCACCGTAGCCGCGCCGGTGATGGTGGCGGAGGCGAGGGTGGCGGTGCCGGATGCTCCGAGGATGTTGTTGACGCTGATCTTCTTAGTCGTACCAGATGCCGCCATCGTGGTATCGCTGACATCAACGATAGGGATAACGTCATTAGCCGGATCAGCGGCGGTCAACGCCGTCAGTGCTGTAATCTTTGTGTCTGCCATAGGTCAGTAAACGGTTAGAATGAATTTGTCGGATGCTTCGGTTAAAATGAGATCGGTGCCCTGTTCAGTTGCCATTCGATCGTAGGTGCCAAAAGACAACACGATCTTCCCAGTTCCATCCTCTTGCAGTACGAAGAACTCGTCTTCCTGCAATAGATCCCGGCGCACGATCGGCAGATCGGCGGGCGTGACGTTTCCGCCAGACCCACTCGAAGCCAATCGTGTTCCAAGAGCGAGTGTCACGGTTAGGAGCTGATGATTCCGTTGAACGCGACCACCTGACCACTGGAAATCTGGAAGCTCGTGATTGGCCCAGGAAGCGTAATGCCAGCGGGGATAGCCACTGTGGACCAAGAGCCGCTGATTCCATTACCGGTGATCGAAGTAAAGGTGGTGACGGCAATCGTGGTGATTGCAACGAATGGGCCAGTGGTCAACGCGGTAGAGGTCACGAGCTGGAAGCCCGCATTACCCATCGAATACTCGGTTGCCAGATTAGATTCTATGCTCATATGTCCCAAATTTTACGGATCTGATTCTTGCTGAAAGTGCTTTCAAAGCGGGTACCCTGCCGGTCTTCCATCCGGCTAAAGCCCTGCTTCACCTTGTCCTTGAGTTCGGCTTCGCGGGCAAAACCGGTAACCCCGAAGCGGGCTACCGGCTGCCTCGTCCAGCGTTCACCCTTGATCACAAGAGAATCGGTTCCCATTGGAGCGATTTGCTCCAAGGACTTGCCTTTGTTCTCGAAGGTGTAGATCGGCATGTTAAGACTCCATCTCGCTGTCGTACTCGGAAACCATGTTTCGCATACCTTCTTCGTCCATTGGTTCCATTGATTCCTTGCCGGCCTTCTCGTACTCGGCGGGCATACCGTTCACGCTTTGGATCTCAACGTAAGCCTCACCATTTTCAAGCTTCTTGAGAATACCCCGAACTTCCTGTAGGACAACTTCATCACCAACCTCGGGGGAAGCCTGTTGGCCATCTTCCGTGTCAGTGGAAAGAGCCTCGACTGGAATCGCAATCATTGGCGCATTGTTGTCAGCCTCATCACATCCGCAAGCGGAATGAGAAGGGGCACCACCGATTTCTCGACGATGCCCCTTTGGGCCGACGGCAATCACCATGATGGTGGCCGTCTTAGGTCGCATATTACAGCGTGGAAGCGGTCTTGGTGCGGTGGACCAGGTACCAGACCGGGTTGTTGGTGTTGGTCGCGCTCGTGTTACCAGCGGCCAAACGCAGACCAGCGAAATACAGCTTCACACCAACGGTGACGAGCTGGTTCAACGGATCGCTCTTGTCGGGGGTATCGGTGATCACAACCTTCGGGGACAACGGATCATCACCGGTCAAGGCAGGGATACCAAACGCCTCGTTACCAAGGAAGAACGAAGCAATGATGTCCTTGGTAGCACCAGTGCCGCCGCCATTTGCACTGGTAGTGTTGATGAACTGATCACCGTCAGTGGCGGAACCCTTGCTGACAAACGAGTTGGTCTGAGTGACAACGCGGCAACCGTAGATGGAACCCACCTCGCCCTTGTAGAACGGCTGGCCCTTGTTGCCGTAGTTGGAGGCGTTCAACCAATCGCTATCGCGCATCAAATCACGAGCAACGCGGGGATCGGTCGCGAGGACGTAGCCACCATTGATCATCGGAGCGCGGTTACGCTTCAGACGAGTCATGGAATCAAGGACGGATTCAGCCTTCATCGTGCTGTTAGTCGTCTCGGTATTCAGGCCACTGAAGGTCTGAGTACAGAGAGAAGGGTTACCGTACACGTTAATGCCTGGGACAGCAGCTCCAGCAGCGTTGTTACAAGCGTCATCGTTACTGAACACAGGACCGGCAGCTTCGGGTCCAGTGCCCATGAAGCTTCCTGAAAGCGTAAGGTTAGATCCGATCAGGGTGTTGCGGATGATCGAGTCAACCCAGAGGGCCATGTCCATACCGGAGGTCTTGGTAGCCTGCTGGAGAGAGTTGAACAGGTCCGTAGCGCGGAGGATGTCGGTTAATCCGATCACCTGACCGTACTGAGCGAGACTCTTGGTCAGCTTGTTCAGAACAAGGGAACGGTAGTTTCCTGAAGCGATGGCTGTACCCTCAGTCAACGCTTTAACATCAGCGATGCTCGGAGAACCGAAGCGGAACATCGTGATGGCTTGATTGCCGTTGTTCTTGGGGATCGTAGCCTTGGTGGCAAACTGATCAAGAATCGTCTCCTGTTGGACGATCGAGAGAAGCTCCTTACTGAAGAAGTTCTGGAACTGGTTTGTAAGTGTGGTTGAATTAGTAACGCCTGCCATATTTTAGTTGTGGTTGTGCTATTGGTTGCTTTCCCGGTCGAACTCTCGTGTCGCTCGCATGAGCGCATCCCGTTGCTCCTTCTGGGATAGCTTGGAAAAATCCTTTTCCTCTGCTTTGAGTTGTCCTGCCGGAACGCTTTTACCAATGGCGGTCTTCTGCTGGAGCTTGTTGAGCTGTTCTTTCAGAGACTTATTCTCGGCTTCTACAGACTGAAATCGACCCGCAGTATCTTGGAGCTTCATCAATTCTACCGCATGGGCTAACCCATTGGGCAGCGTTGTTAAGATCGGAATGCGCTGCAACAACTCAACCGTTCGCTTGTACTCGTTACTGGACTGGTCCTTCAACCAAGTCTCCTTCTCGGACAACTTATTGAAATTATCTGCCCAGGTCTTCGTAAAGCGTTCCTGTTGAACCTGCTGCTGCTTCACACTCACGGTCTTACGGACGCCATCAGCCTTAGCTCGCGCTGCTTTGGCCAACTGAGAGTCACCATCCGCATCGAATTCCTTGGCCGCAGCCTCGTAATCCTCCGCAGTGTAACCCTTCTCGTCCCGAAAAGAATTGGTATCGGCAACCGTGGATTGCTCCCGTTGCTTGATCCACTCTTCCCGTTCACGCTTCACCGCCTCGCGTTCGGCCCTGATAGCCTCCTTCTCAGCGTTGATTTGTTCCCAGGTCTTGGTCTTTCGATTCTGATCCTGGGCGAATTTGCTCTTCTGATCCTTCGGCTTCTCCTCCTTCTGCTTGGCCTTGGAATCGGTCTCTGACTTACTGCTCGTGCCTACATCATCTTGCTCGCGGTTATTAACCTCTTTACTGGCACTCCCCTCATTGGAGGAATCTTGCTCAACCGAAGCTGACTCGTTTTTATTTTGAGTCTGCTCCCGTGGTTGGCTGTCGATATCGACACCAGCATCGTGATCATTGGCCAAAGCGAGCATCGCATCGGCACTCATTGTTTCATCTGACATATCGTGCTTTTATTCGTTTGCTGGTCCGCACAGACGCAGCAACCGCAACTTTGATCCTATGTATTCGTGACAGAATCCGGATCATCTTCCTGTCCCGTAATTGATTCTCGGTCGGCCATCATCTCGATGACCTTCACAAGACTGGCCTGACCCATTGCAAATCCAGAGGAGTATTGCAAATGGTTTCTGTCCGTAATTGCAGAAGCGTTCTGCATAAGAACAGTGTTCAGGAGAGCGTCCTTGAACTTTTTTCCGGTCTCGCTCTTGAAAAAGTTATTGAGAGTGGTCGCGTCGTCCCTGTTCCAAGGAAGCGCATCGACCCAACATTGATGCCGGCCAAAAGTCCATGCGGCGCGGACTCGTGAAATGAGTGAGATCATATTACCAGGCTTTGCAGGACCACGTTCTGGGTTTCGTAGGATCTTTCGCCGTATCGCAGTTGTGCCTCGCTCGGAAGCTCTTGCGCCGCTCCGGATCGTCCTTCTTAACCTCCATATTGGGATCACCGAACCGGACCTTGATCACAGTGCCCTTCGGATTGCGGACGTACACCGCTTTCTTCTTGGACTCGCCCGGTGTGTAGAAGGGTTTGCCAAGCGATACTTTCTTTCCTTGGTACTCGGCCATATCAAGATTGGAATAGCGGTGAATCCTGCAACTCCTTGATGTTCTCCTGCCTCTTAGCCTTCTGGAACCTGATCTTAGGTGCTACACCCTCCTCAAGCTGCTCCATTAACGGAGCTTGGGCTTGTGATTGCACCGGAATCGAGGTCAAAACGGGCTGAGGCTCCACAATAATAGCGGTCATAGCGTAAAATTCTCCGCACCAATCAAAATCCAGCACAGTGGGCCAGCAAGTTGGCCTACTGGTGGGAGGAAACCGCCGGCAGGTTTTGTCGGAGGCTCGATATCGGCAATCTTTGCAGGTCATAGCTTATTAAACGGGAGGCTGGGCCATCTGAGGCTCCGGTCCGGCGGGCGGCATTGGCATTTGGGGCTGCTGCTGCTGCAACAAACCGCTGCTGGTCAGGAACTTCTGGATCTCAGCCCGCAATTTCCGCGCTTCATTGGTCGCCACCTGCTCGTACCCCTGCAACAGGCTGTCGATACGCACCATGAACGCATTCTTGGAAGCCGGACTGAACTGCTGACCCTGCTGGATCGCCCCATTCAGGTACTGCATCAGCACACCGATACGGCCCGCGAAGTTCTGACCCGGTTTAGCCGGCACCGGGATGCCGATTAGCAGTGTCGGGATCGTCTTGGTCTCGTCCTCCAACTCATCCTGCTGCTTCTGACCTGGATCCCGAAGCAATCGCTTGATCAGGCTCGGGTCATCCAGCTCCATGATGCTCTTATCCAGCTCCACCTGATCGACCCAAGGGCTGTTCTGGAACAGTTGCTTACGGTTAATGGCCTGCTGAACCATCATCTGCCGGCTGACCATGTCCATACCGCCCTTCGGTTCCAGCTCATATTGATCGTGCAATGCCACCGGATCCGCATCCAGCGAGTCCTCCGCAAATCGATATCGTAAACTCTTGGAATCATACTGAACATAAAGTCCCCAAGCTTGCCGGTACATCTTGCCCAGTGCCATACGGAATAGTCGCGCCCGCAGATCCCCACTTTGCATCGCCTGAGCGTTGATGCTCTGGATCTCGGTCGCCGTCCGCCGGTCACTGCCCCCGCTCATCACACTGCCCATCGCGTAATCCGGACTACCGATCCGGTTCTCCGCGACCGCCCGAGTCTGGTTCAGCTCCTGATCGAAGCTCACCGGGGGCTGCGGCATCTGGACCGGGGCCACACCATAAGGGAGGATCTGACCCGGCGAGAACCGCAGGTTGATACTGTTCGGCAGCTCCCGTTCCGCTCGGAATAGCGGGCGATTATACAGCGTCATCGCATCATGTTTGTGGTTCCACATCGAGGTCATGGACAACTCGAACGGAGCCAGGATCTCGCACACGCCCCGCGGGCTGAACCATCCCTTGTCCTTGATCTCATACGGGAAGTCCACGAAGGGACATTGGCCATGATCATATGGCAACTCCATGGGATCTCGAAGGTCGAGATCCACTGCCGCGGGGCTGTACAGGTAAACCTCCCACACCCCGTCATCCCGCTTCTTGTACACCTCCCACACAATCACCCCATCGGTATTGCTCGTGTAAGTGATACCCTCACGAAGTTGCTTTGCGTCATCCTCGGTCGCTGCTCCCGGGACGTTATCGTCCTGCTGCGGATTACCCCGAATCTTCTCGATCGTCTTGGAATCGCTCTTCCACCCGAACTGGCCAGCCATCCGCTTGTACGCCCCCACACTCATCGGCATCACATGCACCGCCCAATCTGCATCCTGCAAATCCACGGTGTATGCCGGCACAATGAAATACATCGGGTCAATCGCCTCAAACCCCACCCGCTTATCACCGGGATTCCAGAAGCACTTGATCACCCCGCGCCCGCTCATCAGCGTGTAATCCACCCAGCTCAGGACTTCATCCGTGAAGTTGGTCTTGTCCCGAATCTTATAATTGAACCAGTCCTCAGCCACCTTCGTATACGCATTCAACTGCTGGCGCATCGGAACAAAGCTGGCCACAACATCCATGCCCAATGCCTGCTGGAGGAACAACGGCTTGAGCTTCTCGATCGCCGTATCAATGAGCGGCCAATGCAGATCCGCGGCCTTGGGCCAGGGCTTATTAGCGCGTCGCAACCCGTGATGGCGTAACTCATACCACCGCGTCTGCCTTATCTCCCACGGGCTTCGCTGGGCAACAGCCTCAACAATCTGGCCCTGCAACGAATTCCGCTGTTTGTCGCTCATCATAAATGTATACCCCTCTTCCTACCCGCCAACCTCGCATCCAGCAAGCGGAGACCCAGTTTCCTCCACCGGACCTATCTCATCCTCCATCCTTTCAAGCAAGCTCCTTCCATCCTCGCCCAACGCTTTCAGGTACTCATCCATCCGCTTCCCGCCACCACCGCAAAACGCCAGCACCATAGCATCCGCCCGATCCGGACTATTCACCCCGCGGGATCGTAACTCGTCCTTACCCTCCAGAGTCAGCTTCCCCTTCCCATTGGTCCGCACCTTCCTGCTCACGAACTGCTGCAATAGAATCTCGTCCGTTCCCACCGGCCCCAGATTCACCTTCGATTCCTCCACCATACGCCCGAACTCAATCCACATCTCCGCCGCCCTATTCACAAACTGATCATCCCGAATGGCCCGCTCACCAAAGTTCACCCGCCGCACATCCCAACCCTCAGAGCGGAGCGCATCACACATCACAACACCCATGCCGCCCACATCCGCATAGATATCCGCCGCCTTCAGATTCCATTTGCGGAACTCCGCTATGAACCTACCCACACTGGCCATCGTGTCCTTATCCCTCCACCGCACCAGCCCCTTAACCGTATTACCCTGGCGAATCACCAGCACACTCTCATCGCCGCCGGCTGAGAAATCACAGCCCGCGGTCAATGGCTGACCCTCCGTATCCTCTTTAGGTGGGCCACTAACCACCCTCTGCCAATCGATCGTCTTCACCGCCGTCAAACTCCCGTCGTCCTCCATGAACTCCGCATAGATCATCGATCTCACCAGCGGATGACCCTCGCCCCATCTGGCGAACTGATCATCAATCCACTCCTTCCGGATATGCGGACAATCAAAAGCCGTCACCGTAAAGGTATTCCACTTCCCATCGTTCCGCCGGAACACATCGTAGAAATAGCCGGAGGAGCCACCGGGGCTACTCATCAACAAAGTCCTCGTTGGCTGGCACCGTTCCATCGACTGGAATATCCCGTCCGGTACCGCCTTCGCCTCATCCACAATATACAGCAAATCATTGCTCGGACCCTGCACATGCCAGCCCTCCGCCTTCTCAGGATTGCTCGCGCTGAACCCTATGCATCTACTCACCAACTCCTGACCATCCACCTTCTTCGGGTACACATACCGGATCTCTCCATCCTTGATCGAGAATCCATTCTCCTCGCCACCCAATCCATTGATCATCTTACGCAGGTGCGGCCACAGAGCATCGGCCACCTGCCGGTACACACCAGCCGTACATACCACAAGGCTCCCAGGCCAGCGAATCATGTGCCAGACGACCGCGCTCGCGGCTACCATGCTCGTCTTGCCAGATCCATTCGCGGCTTTGAGGGCCACCTTCGAATGCTTCTCGTTCAACGCTCCCAGCACCTTCTCCTGCCACGGGTACACATCGCGAAGCCCTAGCATCATCTTAGGGAAGTTGGCCAATTGTTGTGCCTCCTCCAGGAGCTTACGCTGCTTCCATGCAGGAATATGCGAACCCATTCCTAGTGAAGGGGATTTCTTCCGTTTAATTTGCTTGACACTCATAAAATTGGGTTGGGTGGGGAGAGGGGGTA